ACTGATGCTACTTTTGATCAGGATGGAAGACTCGAAGAATTTTCGAAGAGAGGTTATATGGATTGTTTTTCATACGACCTCAAATCGGCAACTGATTTGATTCCAAGTCAGTTGTATGTAAGTATTCTTTCACCTATGCTTGGAGAGGAGCGGGCGCGGCTTTGGTTACAAATATTGTCTCAACGAGACTTCTTTGTTAAACCGGAGACCTTCGGTCTTCCGGAACTGGGTCCAAAAGACCCGGTGCCAACGCTTCGCTATACACGTGGTCAACCTATGGGAGCGTTGTCTTCCTGGGGTGCCCTCGCACTTTTACATCATGCTTTGGTCCAATTTGCTTCTCACAAAGTTGGGAAAGTCGGTTGGTTCAAAGATTACTTAGTACTAGGTGATGACATCGTCATCGCCGATAAAATGGTGGCTGAGTCCTACCTGAAAATCTGTGAGTTATACGGTATTACCATTAGTGTTGCTAAATCCCATATTTCAAATAAGGGATTGATAAATTTTGCATCACAAGTGATAATTAATGGAGAAAACATCTCTCCTCTTTCGTTGAAGGAAGAGTTATGTTCGCAAACTATGAGTCAACGACTTGAGTTTGCCCAACGTATCGCTCGGAGATGGGACGGTGGGGATGATAAAGGTGTGCGGTCATTAAGGTACATTCTAACCCACCCTCAATGGCAAGCCATACAAGGTGAGCTAAAGGGGGAGAAAAAGGGAAAAACCCTTGATCTTTTGAAGTTTTATCTACTACATCCCTTTAAGGAGGTTTGTAATATAGGTAAGATTCAAGATTGGCTAGGATTTGCATCCAAAGACCTTTCATTGCTTCCGCCTTCAAAAGTTCAAGAGCTTGAGTTAACTCTTAGAGAGAAACTCTTTGCTGACTTGATTCGGCGTTCTGAAATGCTCACAAATGATGCTATACGTCTTCAGACGTTGGCATTAGATGTAGCCTCTAGTAAGTACAAAAATACTTTAAGAGGAAAAGCATGGCAGTACGTATCCGAATCGGTAGCCAAATCGGTAACAGACAATCAACTAAGGCCGTTGGCCCATGTGTATGACTATCTGAAACAGGCCATGGTGGCTCCCTTCGCGAATGCTATGGACCCGTCGGGTCTAAAGCAATTTCAGCCAGGTGGAGTCGCCGCTGCATATATGGAAATACCTTTAAAAGTAATTCCACCTCTGCAGGACCTTTTAGCGATTTGGATAGATTTGGCAAAAACACCATCTCTATCTTCGAATATTTCTTTGTTGGACGATTTCCCCGGACATGTCTTCGACATAATCCGGAATATCGATCCCGCTAAGAAAATCGAGACTACAGTCAAGAAGTCATGGTTCCGGAAGAAGATAAAATATCTTCCATCTTGGACCAAGATAAAGGAAGCTTTCCGAATACCTAAACTGCCATTGGCTAGTGCGGTAAGGAAAGTGTTGGGAGCTCCGCTCCCAATCTTCACCGTCATTGATGGTAACCCACCGCCTTATATCACGAAGCAACTCTCTTTTCAAAGAGAGAAGTACCTCGCGGATAAGATCAGAGACGCGGCATCGCCGTGTCAGATGGGTAAAACCCAATTACTTGGTGCAATAGTAGGGTTGTGCCTCGTAAATCCGACTCCGAAATCCCAGTTCGATATAGAGAGAGAGAAGTTTAAATTCCCTTTCACTTTCCCGGACTAGGTCGTCATCGGTGGTTACGTAACACCACCCGTTCATACAACGAAGTATGTGGGATATCAATG